GCACGAACATCGGCGTAGGCATTGCTCAGAAGGTAGCCACGGTCGGCAAGATCGACATTTACATGCCAACTTCGGCGGGCATCGAGTGGAACGGAGAGAACACGGGCTGGCAGTGGAGTGGTGGGGGAATCGCCGCGATCAAGATCAAGGGCGATTACTACGTCATGCCATCGGTTCGCTTTCTCAAGGGGTCGGTTTCGGGCGGCACAGGCTATCAACCGATAGTTGGCGTGCTGTTCGGGTGGGGTAAGTAGGAAGGCAACCGTTGGGGGCGGCGCGTGTCGTCCCCGATTTTTTGCCGAGCAGATTCGATCTCTGGGGGAATCGCAGTGGAGGAAGGCGCAGATGTTTCTTCATTGCGTGCGGGTCAGGCCGGAATCGAGGCCACGATCCGCGCCTTGGACGAGAGGTTAGAACACGTGGAGCATACGCTGCAAGGCAACGGCAGGGCAGGCCTGATTGAAATGGTCAACACCATCGCCGCTGGAATCAGCCTACTTAAATGGCTCTGGGCTACCACGGTGATTCCCGTTTTTGCGGGTTTGATCGGGGCTGTGATTTACGAGATTGTAAGAGGGCGATAATGGCGCATCCCGGCGGAAGGCCGCTCAAATTCAAGTCCGCTGCTGAGATCACAGAGAAGGCTGATAAGTATTTCGCCGCTCAACGCGAGGCGGAGCAGCCCATCACGGTAACCGGGCTGTGCATGGCGCTAGGAGTCGTTCGGCATACACTCGACGATTATCAAGCCGACAAGTACAAGGCCGTCGATCCTGAATTCTCAATGGCTGTTAAGAAAGCCAAGCTGATCTGCGAGAACTACGCGGAAACTCGACTTTACGGGAACAATCCAACGGGCGCGATCTTCGCGCTGAAGAATTTCGGCTGGAAAGACAAATTCGAGACTGAGCATTCCGGATCGCTGGATATAGCGAGCGTGTTGGATGCGGCACGCAAAAGAGCCAGTGAACAACGCTGAATCGGTTGCTGCTGATCTCGGCTCATTCACCAGCGATCCGCTGCGCTGCGTGAAATACAGCTTCCCTTGGGGCATGTATGGGCCGCTCGCTGAATATGCGGGCCCGCGCGACTGGCAGGCGGATGTTCTCAGCGACATTGGTAACCATCTGCAAGGCCCAGACCGATTCCAGCCTCTCCAAATCGCTGTAGCTTCCGGTCACGGCATCGGCAAAACGGCCTTGATTGCGATGATCTCGCATTGGGCAATGAGCACATGCGCCGATTGCCGGGTGATGATTACCGCCAACACCGAAGATCAGCTCACTACGAAGACGTGGCCGGAAGTCAGTAAGTGGTTCGGCATGGCGATCAATGCCGACTGGTGGACCAAGACTGCCACCAGGATTGTGAGCACGCAAAAAGGCCATGAGGATAGCTGGCGCTTAGACCGCGTGACGTGGAGCGAGAACAACACCGAGGCGTTTCAGGGGCTGCATAACCTTGGGCGTCGAATCGTCGTAATCTTCGAGGAGGCATCGGGCATCCCGCCTAAAATCTGGCAGGTCACGCAAGGCGCATTGACCGATAAAGACACTGAAATCATTTGGTTAGCGTTTGGGAACCCAACGCAGAATACAGGTGACTTCAGAGAGTGCTTCGGCAAGATGGCGCACCGCTGGCGTACCAGACACATTGACGCCAGAACTGTTCCGGGAACCAATCGCGCTCTGTTTGACAAGTGGGTTGAGGATTACGGCGAAGATTCAGACTTCGTTCGCGTTCGCGTCCGTGGCGAGTTTCCGAGAGCAGGGTCGAGTCAGTTCATCCCGCAGGATATTGTCGCGGCTGCACGGAAACGCCAGGTTGCTCCTTCGGGCTGGCCGATCATCAGCGTGGATGTGGCAAGGTTCGGGAGCAATCAAACGGTGATTCTGCTTCGGCGTGGCGACAACGCGATTGTTTTGGAACGTGGCAGAGGTTGGGACACGCAGCAGACGGCCATGCGGGTCGAGCACCACATCATGGAGCAGAACGCCCGGGTATGCATCGTGGATGGCGATGGTATTGGCGGAGCGGTCGCGGACAAGATCAGGACTGACCTGCCCAAACCCAATCAGCCGCGCAAAGAATGGCCGGAAACGCCGATTGCAAAGTGGTACGCCTCACATACGCCGTTTCAATTGCAGGAGTTCCACGGGGCGGCTCCCGCTTCCGATCCGTTCATGTACCGCAACCGACGTGCCGAAGTGTGGGGGGCGGCTAAGAAGTGGCTGAAAACAGGAGACATACCAGACGAGCCAGAGTTTGAGGAGCATCTGACTGGGGTCGAGTACTGGTACACCGACAAATTCACGATTCAGCTTGAGCGCAAAGAGGATATGGAAGCCCGAGGACTGGCGAGTCCCGACAACGGCGATGCTTTGGCGATGAGTTTTGCCGCCTTTCCGATGGCGGAGACACGGAATGAAAAGGTCGAGCGCGAGCAGGCGCAGATCAAAGACCCGATGGCGCTGCACTTTGCCAAACTAGCCGAAACGGAGCGAAGAATCAAGGCGCAACAGCCCAAAAACTGGTGGGATTAGGGAGGAAACCCGAAATAAGCCGAAGTTCTTCCTTGACAATGGGGTGAAAAAGTCTTTTGATGGTATCAAATGTTCCGTGCATGGCTCAGGGCGCTGATTGGCTGGGAAGACATCGAGTCCCTTGCCGAAAATAACGCCACGCTGCTCGGCGCGCTTAATCGGCAGTTAGATTCGCTCGCGGTAGAAGTGGAGGCGCTGAAATACATGCGCTCACAGCGGGAAGCCAAGGCGCAGAGCCGTCCGATCACCGATTGGGAACGCATTCAGGCCGATTTCGCGGCCAATCCAGAGAATTTCAAGGAGAACTGATGGCAACGGCAGGTTACAGCATGAAGTTCGGCAAAGGTTATCTGGGCGGATCGGGCGAGAAAGAAGCGCGCATGCCCCACGAGACGGAACCCGAGAACGCAGGCGGCGACGAGGAAATCAAGCAGCATCTCGAATCGCGCCACGCCGCTACAGGACACGCTCATTCACACGTTGAGCACCACGGCGACGGACGCCACACCTCGCACCACATCTCGGAGGCGGGCGAGCATTCCGGCCCGCATGAGCACGAGAACATGGATGCGCTGCACGAGCACATGAAGCAGATTGCAGGCGAAGGCGACGAAAACGGCGGCGAGTCTGACGAGATGGAAGAAGGCGAGTAATGGCGTCAGCGGTTCAGCCGTTGCTTTCGGTGCTGGGGAAGATTCGCAAGATGCCGCAGGAAGCATTGGATGCGGCGACTGGCGAGCCGTATCTTCATCCGCTGTGGCAGATGCTTGGCCTGGACCCCCCCGATCAACCGGCACAACCCTCAGTTGCGGGGATGTTGCCATATCAGCCACCGCCGCCAGTGCAAAATCCGCCGCAGAAGACGGCCAAAGGAAAGCGATGAGCCATGCTGGACCGAAAGAGAAAGCGGGAGGCGCGCAAGAATCTCCAGATGCTCATTGAGGCCTATCTGCGCGAGGAATCGTCAATGCGCTGGGGCGCAAGCAATAACCAGATTCGCGCGGCAGCCAAGCAGATGACGGTAAGCGGGTTAGTTCCGGCCAAAGTTGCAATTCGCATCAAGGAGCATTTAAGTGCCCTTCGTGAGTCAAAGGCAGGCGCGGTACTTCAACGCGAATAGGGGTAAGTTGGAGCGCCAAGGCGTAGACGTGGACGAGTGGAACCATGCTACAGATTTCAGTTCATTACCGGAGCGGGCGAATATGAAAAGCCATAACGTCGATCTGGGGAAGAAGGGCAGTTTTCACGTCAAGGAAGGCGCATTGCACCAGATGCTGCACGTTCCCGAAGGCCAGAAGATCGGGCAGGAGCGGATGCGCAAGGCTGCAAAGTCAAGTAATCCTCTTTTGCGGAAACGCGCCATTGCCGGACTCGGATTGAGTCACATGCACCACGGAGCATAGATGCCTGAAGCGCAAAAATTCCGCGATGAGCAGACGGTCCACCTTTTTATGGATGAATCTGGAAATACTTACATCTGCGACGAAGATTTCCCATCGAAGCCCCAAACCGGAACGATGGTAATACAGAGGATAGATCCAAAAACAAACACGATTTGGTTTGCTCCGAGTTATCCAAACGGCTGCCCCATTCTAGAGGAAACAAATGGCTGACTTCCCAGCGGCAACCGGAGCGGACGCGCAAGGCCTCGTTGAGAGCGAAGGCGATGCCCAAGGAACCGGGCAGACGCTTACGCCCATCGACTTCGATGCTATTGGCTTCGTCCCCGGCCTCAAAGCCCCGTGGCGCTGCTCGCCGAATCCGTGCTACGGGCCAGATGAGTTAGGTTTCCTCAAAGGCGCAATCGACGAATTGATTGCTGGCGCGGAACGCTCGGACGCCGCTGCACGAATCTGGGAGGTATTGCAGGCATGGGAGCAGAGATTATTCCGCAGGAATTACCACTTCTTAAATGTGGGCTGGAAAGGATGGGGTATGTTCGGGGGGAGTTCTGGTACTACCGGAGCTTCGATTTTGCAGACCCAGAACAGCCTGAAGCTCTTTTCATGCAACGTATTCGGCGCGAGGCACAAGAAAATTACAGCATTACTGTCACGCGAAGTCCCGTCGGTTGAAGTGGTCGCCGAAGACGACGAAGATACGATGGATCAGGAAGCGGCGCAGGAAGCCAAGCCATATCTTAAAGCCTTCCGCGAGCAAGCTAAGTTACGCCGCCGCATGGCTGAAGCGGCGAGTTATCTCTACACCGATGGCGCAGCGGTATTCCTGACTTACACCGTTGCCGACGCCGGATATGGGCAGGAGATAGACGACGAAGGCAACCCGCAACCGGCAAGACGGGAAGAAACTGAAGTTTTCGGCAAGCTCGAACGTAAGACTCCGATGATGGCGGATACCTTTGAAGAATGCGGATGGATTCGCCTCAGCAGAGAACGCAGCAGAGAGCAGTTGCGGGCGCGGTATCCGTGGGTGCGGGATCGTATCTCCGGCGGCGCGAACAAGGACGCAATGGGCCAGTTAGACCGCATGGCGAGAGCTAATGTCAGGCTTGCCGTGCAGGCGTCAAGCACCAGTGGGGAGGCGTATGCGGCGGATACGACTGAGAGCGTTTTCTTTTTCCGGCCATACCAGTTTGAGGCCATCGCAGACAAAGAGATGCAGGAAATGCTTTATGAGAACTTTTCTGATGGACTCGAAGTCTGGACCGCAGGAGGCGAAATCGCTCTCGTACGCGAAGGTTCGTTTGATGACCACGTTTCAGGCTGTCAAGCTACGCCCGGCGACGGACAGAACAGAGAATCCATAGGCACAAATTATCTTCCCATCCAAAAAGTCCTGAACGCGACTGTATCGCTTTACGACCGCTATTTTAGGGCTGCCGTGCCTCGCAGGATGGCTGGAGAGCCGGTTATTGACGTAGAGGCGGCTAACTCGCAGACCAACGATCCGGCTAAATTCACGCCTGTCGATCTCGAATGGCTGGCGCAGCATGGCATGAAGATTCAGGACGTGACGGGAATCGAGACCGTCCCGCAGCCGAACGTCGCCATGCTCGAATACATTCAATGGCTCATCAATGGCGCTCCCGAAGCGATGGACGGAGGTTCACCGGCAGTCTTCGGCATCGAGGCCGATGCCGCATCAAAGGGCACGTTTGGCGAAGCTCGATTGAATCGCGACCAGGCATTGCAGGTATTTTCTCTGCCCTGGGGGGATATGGCGCAGGCGGTTGCTTGTGTGTGCGCTCAGGCGATCAAAAGCGCAGCGCAGAATCGCAACTCCGACTTTACCGTGGGGTTGGCTGGCGAACGAGTTCGCGTCAAGGTCAAGAAACTCCGTGGCGATGTGCTTGTGTGGACAACCTCGACTGAGATTCCGCCTACCTTGGCTGAGCAGCAGGCAGAAATTGGTTCCATGCTTCAGGCGATGGGCACGGTGCCGATTTATGGCGCGATTCTTAGTCATCCGAAGAATCTTGACCTGTTAAGAAAACTGCCATCGCTTACCGGACTGCATTTGCCCGGATGGGATGACCTCCTTACGCAGATGGAAGAGAACTCGAAGCTGCTATCCGAGGCTCCTCTTCCGAATCCGCAGATTGCCCAGATCGAGCAGCAGATTCAGCAGATCGATTCTCAGGCCGAACAGCAGGCGGCAATGGTTGCCGATCCGATACAGCGCCAGCAGATCGTGCAGCAGGCCATGCAGCAGGTGCAGCAACTCCAGCAGGCGCTGCAAGCACTTCCGCCGGAAGTGGCAAGCATTCCTGTGCCCCAGGATACGAGCCAGGATCACCAGATTCACGCCGCGATTGCTTTGGAAGCGATGAAATCCGCCAAGGGCAGAGCGGCAGAGAACGGAGACGAACAAGCGCAGGCAGGATTCCTGAACCTGAAACTTCACTGGCAGGAGCACTCACAGATGGTGCAGAAGCTCAGTCCCCCGCCGCCGATGGACGTAAAAGGTTCGTTCACGGCGGACATTACGAAGTTACCTCCAGCGGCACAGGCGATTGCATTCGAGCGATTGAAGATTGCCATGCCGCCGATTGCATTGCAGCCGCAGGAACAGACTCACGAAGTAACTGAGGAATCGGAAGGGCTGGACCCGCAGACGGGGGTTCCGGTGAAGCGCAAGGTTTCAGTGGTGGGTAAGCCGCTGAGTTAGGCCAATGGAACGACTGCCCTCGGCGTCGGGGCAGCACACCCGTGGAAATGATGCCCGGCGCGGAAGGAAACGCGGTTCCTAAGCTCCACTTTTCGGGGGAGGGTGGATGCAGATGGCACATTGGCCGAAGGACGCCACGAATTGAGGAGACACGATGGAGACGATGGAAGAAATTGTTGAGCAGCCGATAGAGCAAGAGGGTGGCGAAGTCGAACAGACGCAGGATACGCAGCCTTCCGCTCAGGATCAGCAGCGCCAAGCCGACAAGGAATACTCCAACTGGCTCAAGGGCCTGAAGGAAGACGGCGATGCAGGCAAGTATTACAAGCGCCTGAAGGCCGACCACGAGCGCTTGCGTGAATTGCAGCGCATCGACCCTAAAGGCTTAGATGGCGTTCGTTCGCGCTACGAGACGCTGAACGGCATCGCCCATGGCGATAAGACCGGCATTGACGCGGTGCAGTCGATTCAGGAAGCTCTGGCCGAATCGCAGACCATGCTCGATGCGATTGCGCAAGGCGACATTTCTACTCTTCCCGAGGAGCAGCAGGACGGTGTTCTGCGCATGGCTCCATCGATTCTCGATCATCTGGCAGATTCAAGCCCCGATGCCTATGCAGCTTTACTGACTCCGCATTTCTGGCAGGCTATCGAAGCAAGTCCGCTGGCGCAATATTACTCCGGCATGATTGACGTGCTGAATGAAAAGCCCCCAGAGTGGCTGACCAAGGAACAATTGCCGCAGTGGACGCTCGACCATGTAAACCGCATCACAAACATGGCGAAGGGCATGGGGCAATGGTTCACCGACCTCAAGGCAAAGGCGGATGGCGCTAGTGGCGACAAAGGCAAGACGCAGCCCGGCAACAAAACGGAGCAGCCCGACAAGGGCGGCAATCCGCAATTCTGGCAGCAGTCTATCTATCCGCAGACCAATGCTCACGCCGAAGAGACATTCAACAAGGAACTGAGGCCGTGGGCCGAGAAGCTGGCGAAGTCCGGTATCAGGCTCTCCGACGCCAAGAAAGAGGCTCTTGCTGGCGAGATGGTGCGCGGGGTTTCGTCGCTGGCTCAAAAGAATACGGCATATACGGCCCAGATGAAGCGATTCGGAGCGCAGAGATCGCCCGATGCCGCTTCGGTGTTATCCACTTTCCGCAGCGAGTTCAACCGCCACGCAAAAACCGTGATGGAAGGGCTGATCCGGCGCGATTATGGGCAGATTCTCGAAAAAGGAACAAAGACAGTTACTAAGACGGTAACTCCGGGCACAAAACCCGCCGCCGTGCAACCGGGGGTGAAGATTGTCAGCGTGAAGCCGGACCGCAGCAACATCGACTTCCCGCGCACGCCCTCAGACTGGATTTATCAGAATAAGTGGCGCATGAAAGATGGGTCGGTTGTGCAGTACCGGCCTTAATGCTTCACTTGACAAGTGTTGTATGATGTAAGCATCAAAGGTTCCGTCTTCCGTCCACGCGGACTATCTGGAGCACGAGGCCGAACCTAACCGAAGAGAGACACACGCGCGAAGCATGACAAGGTGCTTGCGTAGCTCATTCGTTTAGGAAAAGGTCATGGCAGCTCTTGCTACGGAACTGGCAGTCCAGAACATCGAACTGGAATCGTTTGTCGAGAAGATCGCCGATCTCCAGCAGCACTTCAATAAACTCCAGACGCGCCTTGAGCGCGATGGCAAAAAGATTCAATGCGCCAACATGACAGCACGCGGCGGGACCGCGCGCGCCCCCTTCTGGGTGCCGACCCGCGTACAGGGCGGAGCTGGCATTCAGCAGTTCGCGGCTGACACCGCCGGGACCGTG